ATCTTCAGCACCCTGTAATTATTCTCCTTGCAATACTTAACCACTTCTTCAGCGTATATACCATCAGCCTCCAGCTTGACACTATTGAATCCCACCTTCTTTGCTATATCAGCCCTGACAACAAAAGCTCCCATATCAATATGGTTTACTTTCGGGACGCAGTGTACCACGTCATAGTCACAATAGTTAGTCAGCATATCGCAGTAACACATTCCTACCGCCTTAGTCATCCCTGTCAGCATCTTGTCAACAAACGTCCTCACGTAGAAATTATCATCATTCGTTATGAGAATCGGATCGTCGGGGTTGCACTCAATCTTCTGAAGCATCATCTTCCTGTTCGGATGCCCCCATTTACCCTTTCTTTCCTTGCTCTCACATAGTATTAAACGCTTATCCTGAAATTCTGTTACAACATTTGTTATTTCTTCCGGAGTGGGGCCGTCATGTATGATGTATAATAACCAGTTAGGATTTGTCTGCACGATGAAAGAGGAAATCATCAGTTTGATTTCTTTCGGACGCTGATAAGCTACTGCTATTATCTGAAGAGTTCTCATAAATATCCCTCCCTGCTTAGTATTGTTGTCATTGAACACTTACGCCCGTAATCTTCCTTATTGATATAGTCCTTTGCCAGTCGGTTGCCATTGAACCAGTGAACGCAAAGGGTGTTTTCTGTCAAAAATGAAAGATTATTATGCTGGAATAAAGTTTCAAGGTGATAAGTCGAATAAGGGTAAAACGTATCATAGGGAATAGCCAATATCCGGGGAAATCTCGGTAATATAGTTGCCAATGACGGGTACAGTTTATTCAACATCTCAGATCCCAAAGCCTGGTGATTGGATTTTATTTCTTTGACAGAAACAAGACGGGAATAGTCAATAAGCGATTTGATAAACCCGCTATGCTTTTCGGCTATCAGATTTGACACGTTATGAAATCCATAAGTCATTTGATAAAATGAGACAATACACTCAAAGTCCTTTGGGTTTCCGATACATTTAACCTTTTCAATATCTGAGATAGACTTTAACCAAATAGTATCAAAGTCAGAATATACACCACCTTCCCGAAATAAGATAGCCCTGCGGAAGTTATCTGATCCCTGACAGGCATGAGCTTCGATAGGTACGTCGTAATCTTCAATGTCAATTATCTTAATATCTACATAATTGTAATTAGCAAGTTTATCAAGATAGTCCGGGCCGGTGTAATCCGGTACGAAAGTGTTCTTCCCCATCTCTGCCGGTGACTGCTTTGTTAAGTAAACGGTAATCTTCCAATCCGGGTTATACTTATGAAAC